ACAAGTCAAGCCTCCTATGGAAATCCACCTGGTTTCCGTAGGCGAGTGGATGAATGCGCTCCAAAATCGCATGATGAATGCGATGGACGGGGATTGTTTTCTCTTGCCTACATACATGCATCTCCATGCATTTACCATCCTCAAGGATGGGATGTTCGCCGAGCGAGACTTTAAAGTAGAACTACAAAACACCAAGGAAGCCCAATGAACGCAAACCAACAACTCCTCAAGCCCGGCGAAATTCGTCTCGACTATATCCCCATTGATTGGCCCTTAACACCCTTAGGCGGCAACAAGGATCCTTATATCGCAGGCTGGCAAAACAAACCCTTTAGCGTACGAGAAATTGAAGAAGAACTTACCACAGGGGACTGCAAAGCCATCGGGCTACTGGGTGGGCCTGTTTACAACCATCCTTATGGTTTGGTGTGGGTGGATGTTGATGGTCCGAGTGTCTACAAGCTACTCGAAGACATCTCCGGATTACCCCTACAAGACGCACTGCCGCCAACCCTGACCATTTTCAGTGGCAAAATTGGACGCGAACGGAAACTGTATCGGTTAGACCGAGAAAAACACAAGCATTTTGCGCGTAACAAATATACGTGGCATGCAGAGGAAGACAAAGAAAAGCTTGAGATCTTGTGGAAGAAACACCAAGGCGTGCTAATGGGTCTGCACCCTGAAACGGATGGTTACTTTACGGGAGACAGCTGTGGTTTTGAGTGGTCCCAGCAACTGCCTGAACTTCCGGAATGGCTTTTGAATGCCATCATCAACAAGAATGTCAAGCAGGGAATCCCCTCGACTGAGATCAGTCGTGTCGTAATGCCAGGTAGCGTTGTTCACAGTGTGATCAGCGTTGACCGCGACATGAAGCTAGCCGTCAAGGCAATGTGGGCCTTGCCTCCGGAAGCTGCAGACGATTATGACATCTGGATCATGATCGGTCAGTCGCTCCACAGCTTGGACGAATCTTTGCTAGATGACTGGGATGACTGGTCACAACAATCGGATAAGTATCGGGAAGGTGAGTGTCACAAACGGTGGCTTTCCTTCAGTAAGGGTGGTGGTCGTGGTATTGGCACTCTCATCCAGACTGCCCAGGAGCACGGCTTTGTGGTGCCCCAGGACTACCGGGCAGAGAGCGTGGATGACGAGACGCTTGAAGCTGCGGCGGCGGCACTGAAGGCCCTGGAAGACGCAGAGCAAATGGTCGTAACAATTCCTAAAGAAAAAGAAGAGCGTTCGATGTCCAGTGTTGGGCATATTGCTAACTCGCTAGAGGAAGCAATTGCCATGGGCGAAGACGTTAAAACGGCGGATGGCAACAAACGTGGTCCGTCTACCTCTGAAATTGTCGACGTACTCCTCAGTAAATACAAAGGCGGTGTTTTGTACAGCCTGCCGCATAACCAATTCTTTGTTTACGACACTCGCCGTAATGTCTGGTCGCCTCTAACAAAGATTGAAACACTGGGCAAGATCCGTCACGACCTCACAATGCTTGGCGATTTCCTTAAGAAAGGCTTTACGTCAAACATGATGAATGATGTTTTCATTCAACTCCAGGCTGCATTGGCATTTAGTGAGTGGTATGACGGCACTGACTACTTACTGTTTACGAATGGCATCTTGAATGTTGAGACGCGTGAACTGCTTCCGTTTAATCGGAACATGTACATGACTCAACAAATGCCCTATGAGTATGACCCGTCTGCTACTTGTGAACCCATTGTCCAGTGGCTGAAACATACCCAACAGGACAGTTGGAAACGTACGCAAGTATTGCGTGCATGGCTGAGGGCAACACTTTTGGGTCGCTACGAAACCCAGAAGTTCCTTGAGATTGTAGGCCCAGGTAAATCAGGTAAATCCACTTATGCAAACCTTGCTGTTGCATTGGTTGGTAAAGCGAACTGCTACTCCACTGATATGGAGAACCTGGAGAAAAACCGATTTGAAGCCGCATACTGTTTCAATAAAAAGCTGTTGCTGTTCCAGGATGCAGACCGTTGGGGTGGCTCCGTATCAAAACTGAAGGCGATCACAGGTTGTGACTGGATTCGTGCTGAGCGTAAGTATCAGGGCGACGCAATGGATCCGTTCCAGTACCACGGTGTTGTCATCATTACTGCCAACGAAGCTATTCAGTCAACTGACTACACTTCTGGTCTTGCTCGTCGGCGTCTTACTGTTCCGTTCGATCGTCCATTTGAAGGTGGACAATCGGAACAAAAGGAACTAATTAAGTTTGATACCAAGGGCAATCCGCAGGGTGTATTTGCGCCACTGCTTCCAGGTCTCGTGAACTGGGTCCTGGATATGAATGAGGATGAGATGCGTTCTCTACTGATGGAAACCAGTCAACACGTGCCGTTCTTCCAGAAGTATGAGAAAGCTCAATCCTTACGCTCAAACCCAATGCTTGATTGGCTCGATAGCAAAGTGGTATTTGAACCAAATGCTTCGACTCCTGTTGGATACTGCAAGGTTGCGACTGGTGGTGGGTCAGGTGTCTATTTGAATTGGGGTACGTGGCTGTATCCAAGCTATGCAGAATTCTGTCGTAGCTGTAATGTCGGCATTATTTCGCGTGCTCGTTTTGAAGTTCTACTGATGGACATCCTCCAGCATCAGTTAAAGCTTCATGCGTACACCATGAAGAATACGGCAGGTCTTCGCGTTAACAACGTTGCAATCAGGGACAGCAAAGAAGATTACAAGAACTATCCTTCGATTGTTGAGTTGGCTGCAAACCCAGATGAACACAGGGCTTTTTATGGGGCTATCAAAATCAAGGCTGCTGATGCGAAGATAGAGGATATGCCTGCCGAAACGTGAGCAACGGACGCCACTTAATTCTGGATCTGTACGACTGTGATCCAGATATTTTGAACGACTACGAGGAGCTTCAGCGTTTGCTTGAGGCTTCTCTTGTCATGGCAAAGGCAAATATCCTGCGCATCATTGGTGAGAAGTTTAAACCACAAGGTGTGACACTACTTGCCTTGTTGGCTGAATCCCATGCATCTGTCCATACGTGGCCGGAGATTGGGTATGCGGCAATTGATTTGTATACGTGTGGCAATACTACAGAAACGCATCGCGCGGCTGAGTTCCTAAAAACAAAACTCAAGGCAAAAACATCGGAAGAAAAAGAACTTGTACGGTCGATTGCACCAAGTAATTAGGTATAGTTAAACGAGATATCTTCAATTAAATGAGTCAAAAACCAAAACTTTTGTGGGCTGGTGACATTGTTGCCATGACCGGTTTTGCCCGTGTCACGGAAAACGTACTGAAACACCTAAAAGATAAATTTGAAATCGTAGTGCTTGGTCATAACTGGTGGGGTGACCCCTGTGACCAGCAGAAGGAATACAAGATGTATCCTTCGTCTAATCGATTCCAAACTGCACCGTTTGGTGAGCAACGGATTCGTGAAGTTGTTGAGCGTGAGCGGCCTGACATCGTATTCACAATCAACGATATGTGGATCATTAATGAACAGTACAAACAAATCCAAGATTTGCACAAAGCTGGTAACTTTAAGTTTGTTGGTTATGCACCAATGGATTCGTATGGTTGGACAGGTTGCCTGTCAGATACTGCCAATGATTGGGATGCCGTAATCTCGTACACGGAATTTGGTGCGTACGAATTTATTAAAGGTGGTATCACCAAGCCGATTGCGGTAATTCCTCATGGTGTGACACCAGGGCAGTTCTATCCCAAGGACAAAGCTGAATGTCGCAAAGCGCTTGGCTTGTCGCCGGATAATTTTATTGTGTTCAACGGAAACAGGAATCAGTTCCGTAAACGGATCGACATCACAATCCAAGGTTTTGCCAAATTTGCCGTGGGTCGGCCCGATACAAAACTGTATCTGCACATGGGCCTTAAGGACCAGGGCTGGGACATTATGCAGATCTTTGCACGTGAGATGCAACGGGTTGGTCTTGACCCGAACAATCGCATCATCATGACGACGCAAACGGAAGGCCCTCCGAACGTTGAGGTGGACATGCTTAACACCATCTATAACGCTGTCGATGTCGGCGTCAATACGTGCAAGGGTGAGGGCTGGGGCCTTGTCAACTTTGAGCACGCTGCCTGCAAGGTGGCTCAGGTAGTGCCAGACCATACGTCCTGTAAAGAAATTTTTGATGGGTATGGCGAGTTAATTCGTTGTGATCACGTTGATTGTGACACAAATTATGGTCGTGAGATGCCGTGCCCTTCTTCAGATCACCTGGCAGAAATCTTGGAACAGTTGTACGAACTGCCTGATGTCCGCAAGCAGATCGGTGAACGCTGCTACGAACGTGTGACGGATTCTCAATTCTCATGGAAAACAGTTGCGTCTCAATTTGGTGGCATCTTTGAGGATGTACTGCGCCAAGGGGAAGGGGAAGTCTCGAGTGAGACACCAAAACCTAAGAAGTCGCGCAAGGAGCGGGGCAAACGTGTGCTTGCGGGTAGCGCTACGTAAGTACAAGGGTACTGGTACCAAGGCCTCCACGTCAGGTGGGGGCTTTTTTGTGGCGAGAAGTGGGGTATAGCTGGAAAACACCCCCTTATTTTTGCCGCTATACAGATGATTCATCTAGTTCTTAGGAAAAACGAACTTATGGATAAGTTAGGTTTTGTCGCCAGGTTGGTCATGTATAGCTGGAGAATTCTGACGGATCAGTCTTAAGATGAGACGGTGGCGAGAACACCGGGGGTACGGGGGATACAAATGTACTAGAGGTAAAAGGTCGAAATTACCCGCTATACATGCACAACTTTTCCAGAAAACCTAACTTATCCATAAGTTCGTTTTTCTTAGAGATAAGTTCAATTAAGCGTATAGCGGGAAAAAAATCGAGGATTTACCCGCTATACCTTACTTTTGCCCCCATTTACCGCTATACTTGGGTGGTCGATTCCTTCAACTCACCTCAGTGCGCACCTACACCGACCAAATGCCCCTCTGGTACATCCAAGAACGCCTGGCGCTTTCGGATGAATTCCCCAGTGCCCTGGTCTGGACCATGTCTTTCCAGCGCCACAAAGCTGGGGATATGGCTGGCAGGTTGGATCGCGTGCATGGCGTGTACAAGGTGTGGCTCTGTGGCACTCCCTACGTGGCGCACAGGATCGTGTACTACCTACGCACTGGTGAAGACCCTGGCGCAGCAGACGTAATCCACGGTGAAGACAACCCTGAGAAGGACAACAGGAAGGAGTTGGTCTTGCGCCAGAGGAAGGCGCACAATCCCGTCAAACGCTCGTATTGCCGCACCGCAGTCAAGCTTGGCTTAAGCGACGTGGATGTCATTGCAATGAACGAAAAACTACTGGAGGTTTAAGCCGTGGCAAATACTTTGGACAATCGTCCCATTCGTCAAGCAGTCCTGGCACCATCGGACTACCCTCCAATACCTGGCATCGACAAGATGTCAAAAGAAGAACTTGAATTCCACGGTTACTACAGGGGTTATCCGTGTCTTCATAACCATTCAATACGCGAAAAAACCAAGCATTGGTGCTATCACTGCGCACAAAAAATCCGCAGTAATATCTGTGGCTTTGATGTCAACTATTTAAGTAGTGACTGTAAACACCAATACGCCAGGATCTGGAAACAAATCCCTGTAGGGCATGTGGAAGATTGCTGGGAGGCGCCAGGGGTTGCTCGTGCTCGTTATGGGTTACCTTCCTATAGGAATCTGGAGACCAGTAAAACGAATAACAATCAAACAGCTCACAAGCTGATCTACCAGTGCGCATGGGGTGATGTGGGATCAATGCGCGTGACGCGTACTTGCGGAAATAAAACTTGCTTAAACCCTTTACATTTGATCACAAGTTGGAACCGAGTGTTCCCCCCTGGCAGCATCCATCCATTTTTTTATGAGTTTGAGTATGAAAAACTAATGCTTTACAGCGAGGCTTGCCGCCAAGGAATGTCAACAGTATTGACAAAACGTGCGTACAAAAACACTATTCAACACCCTTTAGTGCACAAAAACATCCCCGATTATGATGATGATTATGCACAGAATCTGAACTATAATGTCGCGCAATCAGGTTGGCCAACCACAAAGGAACGTTAATAATCCCTTGGTACTAGGAACCTTTAGTGAAACATCGCTTCGTTATTTAAAAGGTGCCTTGGGTCCCGTTTCAAAACCTGTGGGCCGCGCGGATACAAATCAACTGTCAAATGGCGGGTTTGGTGGAGGAACTTATAACCACTGGTTTCAAATAAACCTAGCTTCTCCCGCGTGGATCATTGTTACCAAGGGACCTCCGCGCCCCAAATACATCAATGCTTCCGTGTATGAACTAGATAAAAATCCAATACAAAGTCATGGTATTTTCCAGGCTGATTCAGTTATTGCCACAGTAGATGGCAGGCTTTCAAAGCCGTATTTAGATACGGTAATGAGTGCTCAATCTGATTTGGCTAATCAATTTGACAAAGGCCGCTTAGACGGTGGGGACGAGCGTTATGAGGCATTGCCTGTTGGCTCATATTTACTTTGCGTTTCTTCGACCCGCAATGAACCACTTGAGTATGCGGTTGGTATAGTTATTCAATTCCCCGACAATGAGCCATTAATTGGTCTTGAAGACGACGACAATAGTTTATTGATCACAGAAGATGACGTTGCTATCCTTGTGGAGATTGAGAATCCTGAACTATACAGTTCTTTTCAAGACCATTCGTTACTAGAATGGCAGAATGCATGGGAGAGGGAGCATCAAGACACTGATCGTTTCCCTGAAATTTTCATTCCGTTGACGAACAGGCCATGATTAAAAAGCTTTTTAAATTAATGGCAAGATTAAAACCAGCCAAAAAAACAAAGCACTCACCAACACAAGCCTGGGAAAAATATTGTTATGACAATCCGGACGCGCCGGAGTGTCGCATATACGAAATATAAGTTTTAAAATAAAAGAAACAAAACACAAACATGGGACACCTTAACCAGTATCTTGAAGTAGCTCTTGCTATTCACGCAGCTTGTTCTGCCATTTGCGCTCTGACCCCAACCCCCAAAGATGATCGGGTTGCTCGCAAGCTTTACAAGTTAATCGAGATTGGTGGCTTGGTGATTGGCCGCGCTAAACAACGCTGATCAATCAGTTAACACCTGGGTCCAAAACACAACTCCATCGTTGTTTTCAACCCATTTTTTAGTTGCGTAAGCCTCTTCTCTGCTAAGGGTTACGCATTTTTTTTCGTCGCCAACTTCCCAGCAGATATTGACGCGAATCTTTAAATCTTTATTATGTTTCACTTTGATACGATAATTGCCCAACCTGTATTGTTACCATCGCATTCCCAGCGACGCAGCCAATTTTTACGGCTGTATTTAACATCTTTACCACGCGCAGCAGAGTTGTTGACGTATCCGCCATTTACCATGTTGGCTTCTCCGTTGGGATCGTTATGAACAAAATAATCAGGAGCAAAACCAACGCAACAAGTCCAATGGCCGCCACCAGTGGGGTAATTTACATTTCCCTGGTGTAGCCAACCAACAGCTACTGGCCTTCCGTTGCGAATTTCATTTTCCAGTAGAGCGGCATTACCGTTTGTAATAAATGTTGCCTTGAGTCCCAAAGAACGCAGTGTTGCTAGCTGGGCGTCTTTATTTGTGGTGTCTCCATATTTGGCACGGATTTTATTGTACTCGTCATCCGATTTTACTAAGTTGTAATAAGCTGCGACCATGGCACAACTCGAAGAAAAGCACTCGCGATATCCCGTGCCAGACTGATTATCAAGCTGATAAAAGTAAGGTACAGGTAGTGTTTTAGATGTAGTCGCATCAATGGTATTGCCCCCTGGTGTACCAAGTTGCTTATCCATGATCTGGATCAGCTTGGTGCTGTAGCCAGGATCTGTAGCGTATCCTTCTGTAACCAATAGCTGTGCGCAGTTGTTTCTGCTTGTTGCACGGTTCACACCTTTATATGTACCGTAATCTTTGTACCAGCGATCAACCAAGTAACAAGTGCAGGTGTAAAGATCAGGGAAGTCAATAAATCCAGCTTTGATTGTTACCCATTGACCGTTAATAAATTCTTGAGTGTTGACTGTTGTGCCAGATCCTTTTAAGCCGTAGTAATTATGTGTGCCTGAGGTGTCTTTCCCCCAATTTGATTCAAGTGCCCATTGAGCTGCAACGCATTCCGGGTATTTTGCACCAGCATCTTTACCTGCTTTTATTACACCTTCCCACGTATTGGGGTAGGTTTCCACTGGTTTTGGCGCTGTGCGGTATTTGACAGCAAAAGACTCCAGAGTCTCAGAAGGGATCTGAGTCTGAAGCCAATTCCATGCATCAATTTGATGTGGTTCTTCTTTAAAATAACGAGCCGCTTCAATAAATTTTATACTCATCTACCTAAAGCTCCAAAGATTGCACCTTGGTTTCAAGTACTTTAATACGTTTGTCTTGGTTTTTAATCAAATTAAGCAAGTGTGGGACAAAACGATCATATTGAACGCCTTCAGCCTCTGGTTCTTCCAAGGGAGCATCTACGTATTTGCCATCTTCTTGTTTAATTTTTTCGGTTGTTTTCCAAAAAACAAGTCGTGGGTCAATGAGAGCAACTTCTTCTGCAATAAAGCCCCACCATCCCAATCTTGGGTCGTCAGATGGACAAGTAGACCTGTACCAAACAGGACGGCAGTTTAACAATGCCTCTGAATAACTGTACTGTGCATCTTCTACTTGTGTTTTGTATTTAATGGATGAAGTGCTCCTGCGAACAAGACCGCTAACATCAATGTTTATATTTGCCGCTGTCGCAGTCGTAGTGTTGTATGTTGTTTCCGAACGTATTGTTCCAGTAGCAGTCAATATATTGCGTTCACTTGTTGAAAAGAAACGTTGAAGAGCCCACCAAGTGTCGCCAGAGGGGTCAATACGGAATCTACTTAATGCTGTAGAACCTCCGTTTGCAGTTGTGTAAAAACTTAATGTTGTCGGCATACTGGCAGCACCAGGAGAAGCTCCAACAGTCGCTTCTATCTTTGCTCCTTCAAGGTAGCTAGAACTTCCATTTGCACCATACCAACGCAAAGTTCCCAGAATGTCCGAAGTCTGTACAATTGTATTGGTGCCTACAGTGGCTCCTCGGCTTTTATAAAATGTTGCGTCGACACCACTACTGGCATTAACAAAACAACCCAAACCAACCGTGTTACCAGAAGTAAAATGCGCTTGAATTGATTCGTTTCCAACAATGCTTGTTGTTGTGCCAACTAGAACACGTTTACTTGTGTCTACGGTTACAGCCGCTGTGTTGTTTTGAATAAACGTAACATCTACGTTAGAAGTTGTGCCAACAACAGGGAAATTTCCAGTGGCAAAGTTTGCGGTTGTACCTGTTACTGTTGTACCAGTAATACTAGTTGCACCGATACTCCCACCAGTAATAGTGGTAAATTGCCCAGTAATGCCAGTAATTGTGGTGCCAGAAAGCGTGGTATAGGTTGAAAGAGTTCCACTGTTATTAACAAAATTTCCAGTGGTAAAGTTTGCAGTTGTACCAGTGACCGTTGTCCCTGTGATATTAGTGGCGTTAATTGTTACGCCTGTAATATTTGTGGCATTAATGTCCCCACCAGTAATAGTTGTAAACTGACCGGCATTACCAGTAACAGTGGCGCCGGACAACGTTGTGTATGTTGAAGTAGTACCGCTATTGCTAACAAAATTACCGCTAGTAAAATTCGCAGTTGTACCTGTTACTGTCACACCAGTAATATTGGTTGCGCCAATTCCGCCACCCGTAAGAGTTGTAAACTGGCCGGCATTACCAGTGACAGTGGCACCAGAAACCGTTGTGGTGAATACGCCAACAATTCCAGTGAGGTTTGTAAACTGACCGGTATCACCGCTTACTGTAGTTCCGGAAACACGTACAAAATTTCCTGTTCCTGCTGTTAAATTTGAAAACTGCCCAGTGTTACCGGTTACAGTGGCGCCTGATAATAGTGTAGTAAATACACCTGTTACGCCTGTAACACGTGTGAAAACTGAATTATTACCTGTAACTGTTACGCCAGAAATTCGGCCAGTAAAAATACCTGAAACACCGGTTACAAAAGTAGCAGATACCGAGTCGCCTGTGACTGTAGTTCCAGATAAATTTGTGTATACGCCTGAAACACCAGTAATTAAGCTAAATAAACCTGTGTTTCCTGTTATGGAAATACCAGAAAGGAACTGAGTAAATACACCCGAAATACCGCTAACCGAGCCAAATGAACCTAAATTACCAGTGACAGTTGCTCCTGATACCCTTGAGGTAAACGTTCCGGAAACTCCTGTAATTTGTGTTGTATTAACTGTTTCACCCGTGATGGATGCACCTGAAAGAGCTGTAGTAAATACGCCCGTTACACCCGTAACGCTTGTAAATGCCCCTCTTGTACCAGTAACTGTTGCCCCCGAAAGCGTTCCAGTCACTTGTACAATAGTTGCAAACTGAGCCAGGCCTGTTACTGTTAAGCCGCTTGCAACAGATAGGTTTCCCCCAATAGTCAAAGACGGTGTAGAAAGTTCCTGAAATGTTCCAGTGGTTGCAGAAACAGTGGCGCCTGTAACAAAAGTCCCACTTAGTGTTCCATACGTACCAGAAGTAGCATTGACTTGGTTTCCTGTTATCGTAGCTCCAGATAAAACCTGAAATCTGCCGCTCGTAAAATTAGCAAAAGTTCCCGTAGAAGTTGTTGTAGTAGAGGTTACTGAGTTGACGTTAGTACCTTGAACGTTAATACCTGTAATTGTATTGCCGCTTATAGTGCCGCTTACTGTTGCGTTGTTTTGAACAAGAATTGCGTTAAATGTTCCTAAACCAGAGCTGTTAAGTGTATTGAAATTGCTGTTTCCAGTGACAGTTAAATTACTGTTGATAGTGACGTTGCCAGTAAAAGTAGTGCCGCTTGTTGCAGCGTAATAAATATTAAGATACTCTTTAAATTGCGTAAAAGTAATCTTTTTATTGCGCAGCGTCGGATCTACTTCAAAAACATGGACAAGCGTTAATAGGTCTTGTTCATCAACAAGAGACCCATCAATTGACGGAAAGTCGGAGATTTTCCTATTTGCCACCGGTTATTAGTACGCAATACTTATGGTTTAATTATAAAGCTTTTTACTTAACGCAACTTAACTTCAATTCGTGGCAATAAATTGGAAACAAAATTCCACGACACTTGAATTCCTGTTACGATTCCACAAGATAGCAAGATCACAAGCAGCAATTCCGCAACTGTAAAATTGCGACGCACATAAATGACTTGTGGGGGCTGTGGGGCAATAGCGCGTTGGGCAATGGTTTGTTGGATAGCACGCTCTCGAGCAAGTGCCTTCATCTCGGCAAGTTGTTCAGGTGTAATCCCCTGCTCAAGGGGACGTGCAGCCCTTTCTTGTGCAAGCGCTTGAATCCCAGCCAGTTGCTCAGGTGTGACGTTTTGTTCCAGGGGACGTGAAACAGGTACTTGACTAGGCAGAACTTGGTCTTCCATTATCACAAATGGTTTTGTTGACAGACTAACATATAAACAGAACGCTTGCAGTTATGAGTTACGGAATCAGAAAAGGACTAGAAGACATTGCGCAGGAACTAAAGGGAATCAGAAATATCCTTAGTTCTATGTGGCATAGCCGGTATTCAAACGGAGAAACAGATGCCCTATGTCCCGATGCCTATGCTGACGAGTACATTTCAACCGAAGAATGTGGCAGGCGTCTTGGGGTATCCGACCAAACAGTGAGAAACTGGATTGCAATCGGACGAAAAGAACCTGCAAAAGGCTGGGTAGAAGGCATTCATTATGTCAATATTTCCCCTGGGGCCAACCGTAAAGCAGTGATGCGAATCCCCTGGAACCAACTGGTTCAATCCTTTGCCAAAAACCGTGACCTTACGGCAAGTGATCTGAGAGGTGGACCCAGAATGTATAAGTCAACTAATGACTTTCTTGAATGATGGCACATCGATTTCAAATTGTAGATATCGATGAGGTCACCATCGATAATTATCAGGAAACTTTACCTGAGTCCTTGGCAAACCAAGTAGAAATGTTTCTGCCACCCAGTGGATCATTTGATGACGGGTGTCTACGTCGTTATCTTGAAAACCTAAAGAAATATGAAGAAGAAGACGCTAACTCAGGCATGACTTTGGCGAATAGATTGCGTCTTGTGTTCCAAGATCTGCAACCCGATACAATCTGTGGCAAATTCCCGCAAGCAGAACTGCCGTTGAAAAGAAGGCTTCGCTGCGTCGCTGAGTACCTAATTCGCTCTGGTGAATTCAACAAAGTACGGGACAGCACCGGTAAACTCGTTAAAAAACGTGGCATCCTCGGCAAACTGGTTGTGCTTTACCAACCAACCGAAAAGCTTTTAGAATCACTACAACGCCAAGGACTTATAGAAAAATGTCAAACCGACGCGAAAAGTTGATTGCTTCTGTCATCGGCCCAGAGATGGACGAGACTAAAGCCAAGGTCCTTGAAGGTACCTTGAAGCTGATCCTTGGTGACATGGGCCAACACTACTGCAAGATGTGGGAACTCGAAGGGCCGGGAGTTATGGTCTTTCAGCCACAAAATGAGGAACGTTCTATGTTTTTCATGACACTCAAGGAGCTGCACTCAGCGCAAGAGGAGTGTGAACGGGAGAATAACGGCGATCTGGCTGAAACGTTCAGACGCGTTCTTGGGGCAGCACAAAAGATTGATCCCCTGGAAAAAGCTGGTTATCTCATTAACGATCATACGGGCATGCGTTACCTAGAAATTGATTACAACAAGATGGGTGAAAAGAAATGACCGATGGTGTTCGCAAGGTTAAATCAAAGTCTGAAGAAATTGAGTGGATCACCAGCTCTGACCTTGTATGTGCAGCTAATGAGTTGATGGGTGGTATTGACTTGGACGTGGCAAGTTCCAAACTTGCTAACGAGTACGTGCAGGCCAAGCAGTTTTACACTCCGTCAGACGATGCGTTAAATGCGCAACTTTGGTATGGAAACGTGTATTTGTTTCCGCCATCTGGTGCTTACTTTTGGGACAAAAAGAACGAAAGGTGGAAGATGACACGCGCTTCTGCATTGTCCTTGACATCTTCCCATGCCGTATGGTTTCGGCGTCTGTACCACGAATGGCTGTCGGGCGAAGTGAAGCAAGGTCTTTACTTCAGTAACTGCCCTGACATGATTCGTTACGAGCCTAAGATCTTTAAGTTTCCGATGTGTATTCTAAAAACCATACCAAAATTGAATCGTCATCGCCAGGGAAAAGTCGAGACTGCAACCACGTGCACTTCTTTCCTTGTGTATTTACCTCCCATGGATTCAGCAACTGAGGCCACCGAACGATTTATTGACATTTACTCGGAACGCGGACATATCCTTTCCTGAACCGGGTATACTAAAAGACGATTACAAGGAACTATGAGCGTCCTCGCCGACTGGGAGATCAAACAGCTTGCTGTAGAAAAGGGTATGATTGAACCCTTTGTTGATCACCTAGTTAACAAAGAGAACGGACGCAAGCTTCTTAGCTATGGACTTAGTTCATACGGCTATGACATCAGGCTTTCCCCTGGGCAGTGTTTAATTTTTGGTAAGGTCCAGGCTGGAGACTGCGATCCAAAGAACTTTGATCCGGCCATTCTTAAACCTGCCGACCTCCTGGAAGATGAGCGTGGTCAGTACTTCTTGCTTCCTCCGTACGGCTATTGCCTTGGCGTTGCGCGAGAACGCCTGCAGTTGCCACGAGATGTCACTGTTGTTGCCGTTGGTAAATCTACTTACGCTCGTTCAGGCATCCTTGTCAACATCACGCCTGCCGAAAGTGGCTGGGAAGGTTACCTAACGCTAGAAATCAGCAACTGCACGGGCCTCTTCAATCGCATCTACGCAAACGAAGGGATCACCCAACTGCTCTTCTATCGTGGCAACCCTTGTGAGGTTAGTTACCAGGACCGAAAGGGCAAGTATCAAGATCAACCGAGTAACGTAGTTTTCTCTCAGGTTTAAAACCCTTTACCGAATTGGGACTGTGGCTTACGGGAATATGCCGTACTGCCTACAGTCCCATAAGCGTCACCGTCTTCATTGAAAACGGTGGGCTCAGCAATTTGAGATCTTTGTTGATATGCGCCGGCAGACCTTGCTGCACGCATAAACTTTGCCACGTTATTTTGTTTGTCATTTACAGAATCAGCAGATCGACGTTCCGTTGATTCAATGCGTCGCATGTCTGTGTCATACGCCTGCTCTGGCCTTAGGTCCGATACTTCGGCCCCTGAGGTACCAGAGTTATTACGCGGGTCGTATGTGGGCCTGTAAGTGTTTGCCATCTTATCATTGTAAGAGACGTAAATCGCTTACACACCGTGATGCATTCCGCTGCAGGATTCCTGGACAGTTTTGTTCAAGATGAACTGGATTGTCGTTGTCTTACTGAAGAAGATTTTGGCGCACCTCTCGCTAATGAAGAGAATGATGTACCATTGTATGACATGTATAACAGAGGCTTAGCGTTATGCGAGCAGGGACTCGAAAGGAATCCGTTGAATCTCGAGGGGGCACGACTTGGAACGACGGGTTATATCCCCTCGATGGAGCAGGGTCTGTCGATGGGAGCATCACCGAAACCCAAGGCGCTAGTGCTGGATCTGGGAGCACCGGATCAAAAGGAACAAGTGCTTTCAGCGAAACGTCGTGGTTTGCTCCGATAGACGATAACGGATGTAAGGACGGTGTATGCCCAGTTCCCTGGGCCACCAAAGAAAAGCCTCCCGTTATCCAGGAGGATCTGGTGAATCACCCTCCGCATTACGCTGATGGAGGAATCGAATGCATCGAAGCAATTGAAGCTCAGTTAACCGCCGAAGAGTATCGCGGATACCTGAAGGGAAACATTGCCAAGTATGTGTGGCGTGAGAAACATAAAGGCGGGACAGAATCACTGAAGAAAGCACAGTGGTACCTCTCTCGTTTAATTGAATTGGAATAGATTCAAAACGGTTGCAAACCGTCTTCATCTTCGTCCTCGTCGTCGCTGTAAATACATGCGGCGGCGAGTTCTGCTAATTCAATATCAGTTGGGTGATCCCAGTCAATCTCAATGTCTTCAGACGCCATAATGTCTCGGATGGCGTACCACTCCATCAAGCGTTGGTGGTAAAGGTTTAGCAAAGCAGTGTGGAGCTCGTCCCAGGTCATCTCTTGGGCCTGAAGCTCAGCCTTGCGCATTGCAAACTGGAGTTCTAGAGGAAGTTCAAACTCCCTGGGCTCAACTGACCGCTCCATTCCGCTTTGCATTTCTTTACTGCAAGTATTCTAAGCCTAGCTACTAAATTCTAAAGGGACGCCATCATTCGTGTAATCGTCCCAGGGGTCGTCATCAATCTGAAATTCATTGGCAAACTGAGCTATTACGTATGGACTGAGGTTCTGTTCCAGGGAGCGGATGGCCTTTACTTGGTGCGGAGCCGCCGTGTAGTTCCTGAACGCTGCAAGTAATACATCTGTAGAGGACCAAGGATTTGCGTCGACTTCATGAAGGAAAAGCCGAATCTCCTCGCGACGCCTGTGGAGCAGACCGCCAATTACTTGATGGTCTTCACCAAAGACCCAACGGCTCATTTCTTCTGTAGCAGCGGCAAAATCTTCGTGTTCAATACAGTCAATCACTCGACCGTACAGAAAAGATTCCCAGCCAATGGAATGAATAAATGAAAGCAACGCCTGGCGCATGCTGTCATCAAGTCCAAGATTTAACTTTGTAAGTTGCGTGTCAATAACAGAGAGCTCGTGGAAGAGATACTCTAGTGCTTTTTCTTGACTGCAACACTGGCCACGTTTGACGGGAGAACCATCGGGGTAGAACTGAGTCCCAAACCCGATGGTGTATGGCTCACCGCCAGATAACGGATCAGAGTATGCCTTCTCGCTAAACCCTTCGTATTTACGAATTAGGTTAACGGCATGCGAAAGATCCGACATGGAAGTAACTATTATTACTTCCAATCATACACAATTTACTTGCCTTGGCCGCGAGATAGTTTACGTCCGTGACTAGGACGTGAATTTTTACCATCGCCTTGACGAGTTTTTTTGGGCTTAGACCCAATCAAGATTGCGGTCGACTTGGGTTTTGCCATTGCTAGTTGAGTTGGGCGCTGTCAGTTTAGCAGTGTTTTTGCCTGGAAGCTACCACTTGACCTTGTGGCTCCAGTACCGAGCTGACATGATGTCTGGGTTTGAATCTTGCGCATTATGCCTGGCGTAATAAGACTTTTTACGTGCCTTATCCTTTTCTGTTTTTGGGTGCTTACCAGCGCCTTCTACGCCTTGTTGGCCAAAACGAATAATTTTTTCTTTACCGTCTTTACAAGCTTTTACAACATGACTCTTGGTTGGGTGACCAGGAGTCTTTCTTGGTTTATTGCACTCCATGGAATCTTTATGAAGCTTGGCAGCACTAGCCGCTTTGCGTGATTTATCTGACATGAGTATTAACCAAATAGTGAACCAAGTCCGCTTCCGCCGAAGAGGGAAGGAGCACCTTCATCTTCTTCATCTGAAAAATAATCAAAGTAGCTTGAGCGAGTCGGTTTATATGTTTCCTTCTTTTTTATAGTATCATCAGAAAGCATTTTATCAATTGATCCCATTGCAGCAAAAGGATCAGAAAAATCAGGCAAACTAAAGCCCATCAGTCCTTGCAATCCTTTTGCTGAACTAGCGTTGCCTACATCTGAAGCCGTTAAATTTTTGTCTTCTTCAGTGGCATCAGGAAAAAACTCAGTATAAAACTCTGACTCACTTCCACCATAACCTGCCTTCTGAAAAATATTAAACAGTGCGCTGCCACCAGCAGGCGCTTCGACTTTCTCATCTGTGTCTCTTTGAATATAACCAAATCCCAATTGCTCTTGCGTTGGCTTAATCTTTTGTTCGTTTAACTGTTTAATGCGCTCACGTATGTCAATTGCTGGATCAGTGCTCAGGATGCCCATAAGTGCACCTTTGATTTCCTCCGCAGGATCCGTGCTCGTATTGTAACCAAGGTCTTTTAACTTTTCCTGAAGATCACTTGGCAACTGTGCAACATCTAATTTATCAACAAACTCTTTAGCTTTTTGTTCAGCTGAAACAAAACTAAGGAAAACCGGATTACCAAAAGAAGCTTTTTGACTTTGCAAAGCATCCGCCAAAGGACCTTGAATAAAAGCTGCTAGGTCGTTTCTTGTGTAACTATCGGCAACAGGATCATAGTTTCTATCTTTACCAATAACAGCGTAATGCAGACGAGCAAAGTCATCTTTGTTTTCTAAATCAACACCATATTCATAAGCAAGTTGGACCCATGTTTTGCCATCTTTTACCACCGTGTCACTATTGCGTGAGTCCCAGGAGCTTTGCACACCTTGCTTTTGTTGTTCATATAGACCTTTTTTTGCCTGTACATCGGTACCAGTAAGCAGTTCAGGATTCCAATAAAAATTAGGGTTAAATTCCCTTTGTGTTGTTTTTCTACCAAGTTCATTAATAAAAGTCTGCGCTTGTCTGTTAGCAAAGTCTTTCAAAGCACTTGAAGCAAGCTGAGTCTGCAAAACGTTTTGCTCATCTTCTTTAACGTCCATATAACTAATGAATTCAGTAATTGACTTTGAAGTGTCAAAACGAGGCTTCAAATAATCTTGAACAAAGGAATTGGCAAATTGCTTTTCAACTTGATAGGTTTTAGCAGCATCTTCTGGACTTGTAACTTGCGACATTTCTTGATATCGCTTGGCAAGTGTTTCGTCAAACCATTGCTGCCAATTATATTGAACAGATGAACCTATGCCTAGGCTGCGATCTAAACTTTCGGATAAGCTTTTGCCAAGTTTGGAATCGCCTCCAAAACCCATGTATCCACCAGCGCCGCTGTCGCCCAAGATTGAGTTTTTAATGTCTTGCTTGAAGCTGCTGACACTGGGCATGCCCATTCCCTGAAGCATGTCCGACATCTCTTGTTTCTTAAGCGCTTTTGAATATTCGCCTAATGTCTGTTTCATGACATCAGCAGACAAAGCGCCAAAAACTTGCTCGCCTTGTTTGTCAATGTAATCTTGAGTTGCTAATTCAGCAAGAGATTCAGGTTTGCCGGCTGATTTACCTATTATTGTTTGACGCAAAATCTGACGTTCTCTGTCGGTAGGCGCCCTTAAAGTTTCTTTGTAGGTTTCCAGGGGTTTTGGTTTACCTAGTCGACCACTTGGTGCGCCGACAAACGTGTAGTTTGCATGCAAAAAAGAATCTAGATCTGCGTATTTTTTCGTGATGTCGATATCGGCAATTTTCCTGCCGCCAAATGAAACTGCGGAAGAAGCATTGTTCCAGGCTTTGACTTCCTCTGGAACTTGCTTAGAGTAAAATTTTGCATCAAACTTATCAAGCGGGACACCTTGCTTGGAAGAGTCCCAAACCTGCGCCCCTGTTGCTTTTTGGTAAAAATTCTCAACTGATTCAATGGTCTCGTCGTCAATATAATCTTTAGCGTTACTGTTGTTTTTTTGAAGAGTCTGATCGAGAGACTCCATTAACATCTTGTAGTTTTCTGGACCTTGAATTCCGTTCAGGCGTTGTGCAATCGTATCTGCCACTGTGACTTCATCACTTGTTGCGTCCTCAGGAAGAACAGGTTTTAACGAGCCGTCAACAGTAGTGAAACGAATCATGACGCTTCTTTGCGTAGCTGTAAATCAATTAGATTGAAACCGTCTGGCTCCATCCAAGCTTTTATTCTACTTAGCTTTTCTTCCGTAAAAAAAGACTGTTGGCGGTACCAGGTCTCCATTTCAGATGATGCTTTGTTTGCATTACATTTTTTGCATGCCGGAACCAAGTTGCTCCTATTGGAGCATCCGGATTTAAAACGCGGAACAATATGATCTAAGCTTGTAGCCTGTTCTTCGCAATAACCGCATTTGTAATCCCAGGCTTGATATATACTTTCTCTAAATCGTTTCTTAGCAAGTTTTGGTCTTAATTCAACTAGCAGGGCAAGGGGCTCGTGCTGGCTGCAAAACATGCTCTTCAATTGCCGTTAATTGATTCTAATTTCCCTATGC